GCTGGTGGAGTAGTAGCGTTAAAATTCTTTGGAATTGCGTCTGACTCACCAACTGCATAATAGGAGCTAACTATGGCAGGACGAATGACAGGTTCTGATGTTGTAACATCATCTGTAACTTCAACTGGTGACATGACTACTAAGCGTTCAAGGCTTCGTGGTTTTGTAGTGTCAGGTGGGTCTTCAGATGGCACAGTTACTTTTAAAAATACTAGTTCAGGTTCAACACTATTAGTTTTACCTGTAAACGCTGATACTACCGAAACATTAAATATTCCAGATAACGGAATATTATTTGTAGACGGTATACATGCAACACTATCTAATATAGATAGAGTAACTATATTTTTTACAGGGTAATTAGTGGCAACTTCAGGTACTACAGCCTTTGACTTGAGCGTTGATGAGCTTATTGAAGAAGCTTATGAGCGTTGTGGAGTTGAATTAAGAACAGGGTACGATTTAGAAAGTGCAAGAAGGTCATTAAATATTATGATGGCTGATTGGGCTAACCGTGGACTTAATCAATGGACAATAGAACAACGCTCAGTCACAGTCACTTCAGGGACCAACTACATAGATATTGGCACTGATGTAGTTGATGTAACTGAAGCTGTAATTAGAAGAAGTGATACCGACATACAGCTAAGTAGAATTAGCCGTTCTGATTTTTTATTTACACCATCTAAAAGTAGCACAGGTAGACCAAACCAATACTTCTTAGATAGACAAACAACACCTAGAATTTATTTATTTCCAACACCAGAAAATTCTACTGACACGTTAATTTACAATGCGTTAACTAGAATACAAGATGCAGGAGATTACACAAACAACATGGAAATAGTATTTAGATTTATACCTTGCATGGTCGCAGGACTAGCATATTACCTAGCTATGAAAAGAAACCCTGCAGCATTGGCAAATCTAAAAACAGTTTATGACGAAGAATTTAATAGAGCAGCGTTTATGGATAGAGAAGGAGGCAGCTCTAAATTTGTAGGTTCTTAATATGGCTTTCGCTACGGCAAAATACGCATATGGTCTGTGTGACCAATGTGGTCAAAGATATAAATTAAAAAGACTTAAAAAACAATGGGACGGCATAAAATCTTGTCCACAATGCTATGACACAAAACACCCACAGCTACAACCAAAAAATAGACCAGCTGACCCAGAAGCTTTACGTGACCCTAGACCAAATACAGATATAGAAGTATTTAGTGGTAAAGTAATTAGTGATGATGTTATTGGCAGTAATCTTAATGGATTTAAAGTAAGTGGCTCATTGGGAGACATAACTGTTATAATTAGTTGATATGAGTTTTACTTACGGCACATTAAAAACAACTGTACAAAATTATTTAGATACAGAAGAAACTGCTTTTGTAGCTACACTACCTACTTTCATAACTACAGCAGAAGAAAGAATACTTAAAGGTGCAAATCTAAATGTCTTTAGAAAAAACGTAACAGGTACTTTGACAGCAGGTAATACATATTTATCTATGCCTAGCGACTATTTAAAAACTTTTAGTTTAGCTACAGTAGACAGCGGAGTGTACGATTACTTATTACTTAAGCATGTTAGTTTTATGAGAGAGTACCAACCTGACTCAACTACATCTAGTAAAAGAGGAAAACCTAAATACTATGCTCAATTTGACGAAAATAGCTTTATTGTAAGTCCTGTCCCTGACTCAGCGTACACTGTAGAATTACATTATTTCTATGAGCCAGCATCTTTAACAGCAGGTAGTGACAGTGGCACAACATGGCTTTCTGAAAATGCCAGAGATGCTTTATTGTATGGCACACTTATAGAAGGAGCATTATTCCAAAAACTACCTTTAAATGAAGTACAAGCATACGAAAGTAGATTTCAAGAAGCCTTACTTAAATTAAAAACAGAGCAAGAAGCTTTTGGCACTAGAGAAGAATACAGATACGACAGACCAAGAGGCGTACCTACTACTAACACATGAGTTTTGAGATAAAAGTTACCTCTAATTTAGGGGACATTTCAGTAGCTACAGAAAACGAAAAAGGACATTCTGCAGAGTATTTAGCACAAAGATGTGCAGATAAAATTTGTGGTATTTCTGAAAATAGTACACCTGAGGTCAGGCAACAAGCTGAAGCGTTTAAGGTAGCTATTTACCAGACAATACTTTATTATATGAAACAAGCTATCACTAGTGATAGAACAACGGTGACAGGGCTTCTTAGGAAGCAAGGTCATAGTGATTTAGCTAAAATTTTAATGGAGCTTTGACATGGCAATATCTTCAACTTTAACAACTAGTTTTAAAACTCAATTATTAACTGGTGACCACAACTTCACTAATAGTAGTGGAGACACCTATAAACTAGCACTTTTTACAAGTTCCGCTACTTTAGGAGCCTCTACCACAGCTTATGCTACTAGTAATGAAGTTTCAGGTACTGGATATAGTGCAGGTGGAGGAACACTTACTAACGTTACTCCGTCAGCTGATGGAACCACTGCGATTACAGATTTTGCAGATTTAACTTTTAGTAGTGCCACAATAACTGCTAGAGGCTGTTTAATTTATAATAGTTCTGATTCTAATAAATCAGTAGCTAGTATAGATTTTGGTGGTGATAAAACTTCTACAGCAGGCGACTTTACTATTCAGTTCCCAGCAGCAGCAGCAAGTACAGCTATTATCAGAATAGCGTAGGAGGAGAGCATGGCTCTTGTCCTCAACGATAGGGTAAAAGAAACCACCACTTCTACTGGTACAGGCACAGTTAATTTAGCTGGAGCCGAAACTGGTTTTGAAACTTTTGTAGCAGGTATAGGTAATACTAATACGACTTATTATGCGATAGTTCATCAATCAGCAGATGAGTTTGAAGTAGGACTTGGCACGGTATCAGACGCTTCTCCAGACACATTATCAAGAACTACGATTATTAGTAGTTCTAATTCTGACTCCGCAGTTAATTTTTCTTCAGGAACTAAAGATGTATTTTGTACATTACCTGCAAGTAAAGCTGTATTTCTTAATAGCTCTGCGGATATAAACCTTGCGGATGACAGTAAAATTTTATTAGGAGCAGGAGATGATTTACAAATTTACCATGATGGAAATAATAGTATTATTTCTGACTCTGGAACAGGTAGTTTATTTTTGAGAGGAACAAACGAAGTAAATATACAAAGCACGATAGGCTCTAACTACATGAAATCAACTAGTGGTGCAGGAACACAAATTTACTTTAATGACTCCGAAAAATTTGCAACTGTGACAGGAGGAATAAAAGTCACAGGAGACATTGCTAATGCTTCTGGAAATATGACTATTGATGTTGCTGATGACTTAACACTTGACGCAGATGGAGAGCATATTCGTTTCAAAGATGGAGGAACCGAAGTAGGGAACATTGACATGGGTTCACAAAATATGAACATCAGAGCTTCAATTTCAGATAAAGATATGCTGTTTCTTGTCAATGATGGTGGTTCCGAAGTCACTGCTTTGCTTTTAGATGGCTCTGAAGAAGGAGATGCAACTTTTAATAACAATATTAAATTTGGAGATAATGGTAAAGCTCTGTTTGGTGCAGGTTTAGATTTAGCTTTATTTAGCGATGGCACAAATAGCCACATAGAGTCTGGTGGCGATTTAGATTTAGATGTGACAGGTAATATTACTCTTGATGCAAATGGTGGTGTTATATCTTTACAAGATAATGGTGTAGAAACAGGTCAGCTAAAACCAGATAGTGCAGGTTTAATCCTTCAAGCTGTAGGTTCTGATTTAGACATTTTCTTTTCAGGAAGTGATGGGGGTTCAGCAATTACAGCAGTTAGGATTGATATGTCTGATGCTGGTCATTTAATTTGTAATGGTAATATTACAGCTTTTGGAAGCACGTCAGATATAAATTTAAAAGAAAATGTTGAAGTTATCCCTGATGCTCTTGATAAAGTAAAACAGTTAAAAGGAATAACTTTTAATTACAAAAAAGATGGAAAAAGAAGTACAGGACTTATAGCACAAGATTTAGAAAAAGTTTTGCCAGAAGCAATATATGAAACTATAGATGTAGATATAAATGGCGACCCAGAAGATAAACACTTAGCTATTCGTTATGGCAATACAGTGGGTTTGTTAGTAGAAGCTATTAAAGAATTAGAAGCTAGAGTAAAAGAACTAGAGGGTAAATAATGGCAATACCTGCAACTGGTTCAGTATCTATGAGTGCGATACAAAGCGAATGGGGCGGTAGTAATCCTATTAGTATCAATGAATACTATTCAGGAAGTTTAGCTAGTAATAATAATCCTGATAGTGAAAGTCCTAGCGTATCTTACACGTCTACAAGTGTATTCACACCTGCAAATCCAGGAAGTAAGGGAGTTCCGGGTACACCTGCGTACACTAGCTATTATCGCCAGTTTGGGTACAAAAATACAAATATAAGTAATACATCCGCTTACCCTGCTTTTGGAGCTGCGTCTCAAGCATATGCTACTTTAACAGGTATAGACCAAGTAGGAGAAGCGGGGCAAATACCTTCTTCAGGAGCTATACAATTTAATCATTTTAGAGGAACAACTGGTTCTGGTACAACTACAACTGTTACTACTTATGCTATTATGGGTGTTCAAGCATACTCGAATCCACCGTCTTCTTCTTTTGGAAATCTTTCAATGCAGGTTTACATTAGTGGAACATACGGAACAAATTATCAAACAGGAGATAATTGGGCGAATGTACCTTTTCGTTATATTGACTTAGCTGCTAAAGATGGATTTCCTGCAACTAGACTTTATGGTAGTGATAATCACCAAAATAGTGGTTGGGTAACTGCTAAAAATACTCTCTATCACAATACTTTTCCGAATATAGGAGCCACCACTCGTTACACATGGACCACTAATAATAATACAAATATTAATATGTCTGGCACTTGGACTATATCTATAACAACATAATGGTAGAAAAAGCAGAAGATATTATTTATTACGAAGAACCTGCCGATGATGGCACTACATGGTACCGTTGCGACTTTAGAGGTATTGCTATTCGTAAACCAAAATCTTTTTTCTTAGAAGGATGTGATAAAAGGGAAATAAAACAAGAATTTTTTAGACACATCACAGAAGAAAACATATATGATATATTTAACGTAGACGCTAACGCTAAAAAAGTTACAACGGAGGAGATATAATGACAGTAAGATTTGATTTTAATTGGATTCCAGAAACTCATAAAATTATTGATGATGAATTTCAAGTTACAGTAACCGTAGGTAATAAAGGAGATATACAAAGCCGAGATACAAGTGAAGAAAGTAAACTATTTTTTAGTGAAACCACTGCCAAACTAGATGAACATATCTTCGATAAAGAAAGTTCACATATTATTTATCGACCAAATCACTTTATCCTCATACAAGGAAAAATTGCTAGTTGTGTTAAATGGACTTCTGAAGACAATGTTCGAGCAAGTGATATAGAAAGATTAAAAACACTTACTGCAAACGATAAAATAAAAACGGGGGAATATACAGAAAGCACAACGGAAGAAGCCGTAGCTAATAAAGAATTTAATACTTCTTATAAATTTGGTGCAGATTTCGACATCATACATCCTCGTTCAGCTAAATGGCACATAAACGGTCATTATGCTAGTCAAACTGCTCTAGAAGATGATACTAGATTTCTTTGTTTTATGACTGAAAAAGAAGGTTTTGATTTAAAACTTTTAGATATTGAAGTAGGTGAAAGTAAAACTATAGTACGTGAAGACTGTGAATCTTTTTGGATATTTGTATCTCAAAAATGTTCCGTAGCAGACAATGAAATAGAACAATACGATGTAAAAAAAGTTAATAGCTCTAAGATAGATATAAAAAATGAATCTTCTGAGGTAGCTAGAATAGTAACTATCGCTAAATAAATGTTTAGTTTTCCTACATTTTTAAAATTATCTAAATC